GTGCGTGTTAAGTGATCAAACTTCTTGTATTGAATAAATCCTAACATCTTGCCTTTAACAAAGCTAGCGTTATCAAAATTCAATACATGACACCTGCGAAATAAAGCTTCAGGTTCCGCTATACAATCTGCTTTTGTAAAACTATGTAAATCAGAGAAATGATTGGTGGTTAATAACAACAATTTACTATTAAAATATTTTGTGTTTTTAAGTTTGGCTTCAGCACATTCTAAAGGAAATTTAACCGGAGAAACAAAATTTATAATTTGCCTCCACTGCGAAACTCCCTGTTGACCTACATCGTCCATAACGAACACGTCCTGATCTAAGTAATCATCGTAAAAATCTTTACCAGCATCTACCGAAGGGCATGAATGATTATAAATAGAATAAGATTTTCTAACTAAATAATCTACTACCTTATTCATTAAGGTAGACTTTCCACATCCTGCTTTTCCTTCGAAAACTATACAGACGGGTTCATTTCTAGCTGAAACATCAAAATTAGATGACAACTTATTCATAAGTTGCAAAGTAGTATATTGCTGAGCATATATTTTATACGCGGGATTGAGTAACAAGGATTGTATGTATACATTAGTCTTAATTTCATTATACAAATCCATACATTTAGTTCTAACAACTGGATCAAAAATAATCTGGTTGTTTTTCTGAAATTCTATGGTCATCTTGCTTAACTCTTTGGTCAATTTTATTCCTTTTACAAAATTTAAAGGTTGAACTAATAAGTCTATGACTACGTCTACGATTTCTATTTTAAGAGTTTCTTTTAACCAGGTTAACAAGTCAAAACAAACCTCTAAAAATTTTTGAATCAAATCCATTATTATATTAGGAGAATCCAAAACTTTTTGTTGGTAACTAAAGAAATCTGTTTTAAACCTTTCATAATTGAATCGGGTAAACCAAAACAAGTCAATAACAGCATGATAGAATCTATACCATTAACCTCGTCTAGAGATTGTGTATGAAGAATTTTGTCTTTATGATTCTTAAAATCTGAAAAACGCAT